CTTACCCATTGACTGCTTAGCCAGGTGTAGCTTTTGGTAGATGTTTAGGCTTGCTTCCTGAGGTACTGCCTCCTCTTTTTTTGCTCTTGTTGTCATAAGATATAGTTTTAATTTTTACAAAGATACAAAATTATTGTACCACTCAACAAATTCATCAAAATTTTTTGCGATAATATACACACCCCCTGCCCGTTCAATCATTTCTTGGTATTTTTTCTGTGCATCTGACTGCCTATCCTTGCCAATTTTGACCTCTATCTTAACACTTCTGCCCTTGATGGTAGCAGATATATCGGCACTTCCTGCTGTTCCGGTGCCCTTGGTCCATTGGATGCCTGCCACTGATCCATCCGTGCGGTACTTAGTACGTGCCACACCCATGGTATTGATACGTTCAGCCTGATAACCGTGCAGGTTTATCCAGTCACAGATGGCTTTGGTTAGGCCGTTGGCCGTTGAGTCGGTGTATTTTCGTTTCATAATGTAATCCTGTGGGTAATGGGGACACTTCTCAAGTAGCTTCTTGATCTTGAGCTCGTGTAGTTTATTTATGTGTTCTTTTTTCATAGCGTAGATATACAACCTCCTCCCCCTTCCATGCCTTAATGATGTACTCACCAGGTGGTAGGTGCAGTTGGTCCTCTCCAAAGGTAGGTACAATATCGGTATAACCCAATACTTGGATGTAATCGTACTTGCTCATCCCGTATGCATCACACTTCTGTGCTGTCTTGCATCCTGTTAGGAGTAGTAGGGGTAAGATAAAAATGGCGGCCTTCATGGTTACGGTGTTTAGTTAGTTTATATTTCATGTGGGTTGCATAGCAATCTATCCACCTTGAGAATACCTGTGGCTTCAAATCCTTGAAGCCATTGGTCTCTTCCTGGAATTGTTGCATGAGTCCTTTGTACCGGTGCAAGTGGGAACCATCCGCAGTGAGGGGTGTATCCTCCACGAAGTCATAGAACTCCTTGCAGGTGTTTTGAATAAATTTCTTGATGTCACTGTTGATACCTGTGGTTTGGTACAGCCCATGCTCCAGGTAGTACTTGATATTGTCAATCATGTAGTTATCGAAGTAGCTCCACTCCTCCTGAGTCCATTGGTCGAAGAGCTTGCACCCATACTCATCAATGGGGCTATGGTTAGCGTTGAAGTATTGGTTAAACTCAACCTCATGCCTTCTCCTATCATGACTGCCCCCTGCTCCTGCAATGACATAGTTGGTCGTTATCACTATTTTAGGGCTTCGCTCATAGGGGATGTAGTACTCATCCTTGTTCTTTCGGTTGACAGGAATACCCTCAGTGATGAGGCTGAATAACTGCTCAAAGTTAAAGTGTTTTTTAACATCGTCAAAAGCCAATACCTGTGTATCAGGGTTAACCCTTGAGTAGGCAAAGTCATTCTTACCTGGGTTGAACATTTTTCCGTCTATTTTCACAATCTTTCGGATATGGCCAAGAGCTGTGAGCATGAGACTCTTACCACTCCCTCCGTTGGGGTTATCGTCAATCTCCTCATCATTAAAAATAACAGCCTTCTGGTCTGCCTTGTCCTTGTAGGTATGGAGCAGGTACCCAATGGTGGTACGCATGGACTTGATACGGTTAGGGTCCTGTGCTGCTATCTTGTTTACAAAATCCTGAAAGTTATTCTCATAGGTATCCTCAACCTTAAACTCCCTCGGTATTATTTGGTCCCTCCATATATACCCATCAATATCAATGTAGCTAATGAGCTTTACCTTATTTTTAGTGATCACTGCCACCCCATTGGTAAATGGAAGGTAGCATTCGGTCTTACTGTCCTGCAGGATACGCATATCAATGGAGTCAAGCATATTAAGGTGCCCAGGTGTGAACAGTTGTGAGCTCTTTGCACAATGGTTGTATACATCCATCAGCTCTCTATCCATTAGATAGGTAAGCACGTGGTCCTTTATCTTTTCCACTGAGCTCTCCTGCACCTTATTCTCGGTTATGTACACAAAGATGGGGTTATTTGACCTCTCAGGATAGTACTTAGCAAAGCCTTGCTTGTGTAGCCATTGAGCATATTTATTCGGGATGATGTTAACGGTGTTTTTTTTTACCTCCCAAAAGATGTCCTCCTCCTTTTGGATGGCCTTAATATCATCCTTTGATACGCTCAGCTGCTTACTAATGTCCTCGGGTGCTATTCCTTCCTTCAATTTAGCCTTAATACCTGCAATGGCCTCTACATCCTCAAACACTTTAAGGCCGAATTGAGCCTGCTTGTATGCATTGCGGATGGTATTGGTTATCTCATTGGCTGTAAAGCCTTCCTGCGTGAATTGTAGCAGTGTATTCTCAGCAGTACTAAGGGGAATAGAGTACTCGCATAGGCAGCAGGCTACCTTGTAGATGTAATTGGCACGGTTACCCTCCTTAAATTCACCGTGGTTAAACTTGAGTATCTTCTCAATGATCCTGTTCTCATTGGTTATGACCACCTTGGGGGTGTATTCACTCCGATGGTACCCTGTATCCTCAATGATACCTGTGTAAACTGCTGCAAATTCATTCAGGTAGGCCTCCGGGTCATAGCTTTCAAAGCATACACGGCTCACATTCTTATTGGATGTGTCAAAGTACTCGCTCTTAATGTACTGCTCATAGTGGCTGAACCTTCTCCGGTGCTCTACCTTGTCACACTGAGGTATCCTAATCACTACCTTGAGCCCCTTACCACTGGGTGAAGTGAAGAGCATATAGGTATACTTGTCCTCCATCAGCCTCTTCCGTTCTGCTGCCATGGTATCAGCATCTGGGTACTTGTCAAAGTCCAGTATACAAAGCCCAGAGTGCTCAACAAGGCCATCATCCTTCCGCTCACTGAACGTACCATTGAACATGATAGCCATGAGGCTATTCTTGAGCTCATTGTTACCGTTGCGGATGGCTTTTATCTTAGTAATGAGCTCAGGTGTTCCTACCTGTATCCTGTGGTGTACCTCTATTGCCTTAATAGAGAAGGGTGTCTCTTTACTATTGTAGAGAGATTTGAAAATTGATATATAAGGGTTATACATAGGGTGCAAATATATAAATTAATTCTAATCCGTGACAACTCCGTGACAACCGTGACAACCCGTGACAACCCATAAAGGGGTAGTTGTCACGCCTATAAGCCCCGTCTGTATTGGGTTTCTTATGTTTCCGTGACAACGTGACAACTCAAAACAGGTTTTTTGGGGGGTGAATATCACTGATATATATATATGGCTCATATGCATTTGAGTTGTCACGTTGTCACAGAGGGGCAAAAAGAAAGGGAGCCGAAGCCCCCTAACTGTATTAACCCTTATCTTATGACAGTGCAAAGATGTCGCTTAATTGCTTACCTGTCAAGGGTTTTTCAAAATTGGTTAATAACTTTGTAGGGAAATTTCCGTTGATAGTTACCTCCACATTTTCCGTGTCAACCTCGTTGTATTTTACCGTGTAAGTTGTCACGGGGTTGTCATAGGTTGTCACGCTCAGCATCTTTGGGATGGGGTTAATAGCTGCAAGGTACTTGTGATCATTCCATTTCCACCACAAGTCATGCATCTTAATACCATAGCTTACCGTGCTGTGGTCAATGTTGAGGTAATACCCTGCCATCTGCACTGTCATGTGCCTTCTGCGGACCAGGTACTGAGCTAAGAAATAACGCTTGTATACATACTCCTGTTTGCGGCACCTCTTGCGAAGGTTGAATAATTCAATGATGTTAACAATGTCATCATTCTGCACCTTTGAAAGGTGGTATATTTCATCAATTAGTAGCATCTCCAAGTCTTTTAGGGTCATTAACTCCTTTGAATAGGTTCGATGTGGTAGCTATCATTCCGGTAGCTTTCATGAAATCAACCTCAGCCTTAGCGCTGTTAATTATAGAGTTTGACAGGTTAGATATTGCCTGTGCCTTTTCTACCTCAGTAGACAATTGCTCAGGTGTTAATTCATCATCATTTAATCTTTCGAGTGCTGCAAAGAGGTGGTCTCTTAGATCATTCATTCCGTTTCTTGCCATTTTGTTTTTGTTTTAGTTGTTTATTTAATTTACTCTTTAATCTTATTACAGTCTGCAATTCACCGGGGAAGCGGTGGATGCTGTTACGTATTGCATTCTCACGCATTGGGATGCACTCAAGGTTCTCAATGTCAAGGTTGAGGTTATTTCCATCCTTAAATCTAACCACATGACCCTTGGGTATTGGTCCGTATATTGACTCCCATATCAACCGATGAGTGAGCACCCACAGGCTATCCTTTACCTTAGTGTATGAGTAGGGCCTTCCTGTCTTGTCATACCGTATACTTGTTGCATTAGGCTCCCTGGTGTTGAAGGGCTTGTTACCAGGTTTGTACATGGTACCTTCCACCTTAGCATAGAGCTCACTGCTCATCTTTTTACCCTTGTTGTGAGGTACGTGACCAGGTTGCCATCTGCTCTTAGTACCTGCTTTGAGGGATAGTTTTTTATTCTGCAGGTACTTGATACGTTGGTTTTTCTTTATCCCCATGTTAAAGACTCTGTTGTAGAGCTGTGAGGTGGTGTATCCAAGGTAGTCACATAGTGCCCTGCTGGGTACGGTAGGGTAAAGTATTCTAATTAACTGCTCCTTATTCATGCCTTGATAATTTTGAAGTTACCCATTCGACAATCTCCTGACATGAGGAGCTCTCGCTTTTTCCAATTGCAGAGTCCTCTGCTTGTGAACACCCATTCTCGGATGAGTTGGGTGTGGATGTAGTATTGAAGTCGGTACATTTGGATTTGCATTTTAAGTATTCGTAATATAGCTCTATGTTGAAGCTACCCCCTATGTCATGGCTGAAGGACTGAGACCTCCACCACCGTGCACATTCATATAGTGTTTTTCCTTTCATAGCGTATCTTCGTAAAAGAGTTTCATTGTGTGAGCATTGGGTCCATCAGGATGCTTGAGTGCCTCATTGATTAACTGCTCAATTGCCTTGAGCTCGGATAGTGTTAGCACATAGCGGAGGTCTCTTAAGATATCATCCCCTGCATAGAACTCCTGCCAGGCTATCCATGCAGGTCTATTCGCACTATATTGCAGGTATGTCACCATCCCCATTATCTCGGTTCCGGTATCTCTTGTGAACCTTACATCCACATTGTAGTTGTCATGAAATTCCATCCAAGTTATCTGCATAGCATAAATATTAAGAGGTGATACATCGCTACAGGAACAGCTACCACTACAAGTGCAGCCAATACATCGTCAAGTACTTTATTTTTCATTGGGGGTCAAATTTAATCGGGTTAATAATTCGTCAATCACAGCCCATCTTGTTGCTGCATGGTTAGTGCCACTGTCGTGTGGACCGAATGCATCAAGCATTTCCTGCATTTCATCCCGAAGCTCTTGCTCCATGTCAAGGATGATCATTTCCATTTCAAATTCTCGTGTCATGATTAAAGGTTTTCAAAGGTTAATTGTAAAATCATCTCACAATGAGCCTGTGCAGCAGCTTGCTTCTCAGGATAATCTTCATCATTAAGGTAGTCAAATGCCTCGCTATCTGTAGTGATGCATGATACCTCTACACCATCAACGGTGCCTGTTACTCGGTAGTTACCGTAGCTCTTTGTTCTCTCAATTCTTACATTTTCTGTTGTCATAAATAAAAGTTTTAATTGTTAATACTTGACAAATATACAAATAGTTTCGTTATTAACAAGTTATTAGTAAAATTTAGAATGATTCTAAATAAGGAAATGTAAAAATAGGGTGGTGCAATCGGCAGAAATCCGAGTAATTAACTTAAAAGTGGTGAAAAATACTTAGATATTTAACTTAAGAGATATTTTTCTTACGCTTATAGATGTACTCCTGGTACTTAGTGAATACCAAGTGGCTTATTTTATGGTGTTTTTTGCAGGTTCTGCACTGCAGCCAATGGTGTACAGTGCCTGCAGCAGTAACTACCTTCTTGTTATGTCTCAAGTCAGTACTACCACACTCAGGACATTCATACTTCTCACCTCCATGTTGCACCGCATAGTTGTGCTGTGGGGTTGCATAGCTGTTGAGCTTGCTGAATACCGCCTCAAGGACCTCCACATCCATCTTGCAATAGGCTACCATCTTATTTAGGGCCTCCTGGTCCTTCCTAAATACTATATCCTTCCACAAGTCAAGCCCTCCTGTATCCATTTTAGCACCTACCTTGAGCAGTTTGGCAATGTAGTCGAGCTTGTTGCTATTAAAATTGAAGTATTTTTTAGCCCATTTAAGGGTATCAATAGTCTTAGGTGATGGCATAACACCAATACCATGGAATAAAGCCCTTGTACGTAACCATTTAAGGTCAAACCTATCACCATTGTGAGCTACAATTTCATCGGCCTCATGTAGTACCTTAATGAACTCCTTGAGCATTGCCTTATCACATTGGCTCTTGCTCCATGTTAGGCTGTGGATTTCATCCTCACCCTCCCATTTGTAGCAGATGCAGATAATAGCACGCTCATGGATGATGTCACCCGGGTTGATGGTTAGGTTATATCCTGTCCTCCAGAATATACCGACATTGAAGGAGGTCTCAATGTCATAAAATAAGCGTTTTCTCATCTGTTGAGTTTACTGAGTATAGCACTCCATGCTAACCTAAGCACAAAGGGGATGGCTAAGCCTAACCAAAAAGGCCACCATCTTAGTCTATATCTTACTACCTCATGCTTTTTGGTTATTACATCACCTTTTATCTTCTCTATTTTGGTAAGGTACTTATATTCTAATCTTGTTTGCCACCTGGTCTTTGGAAGGGTCACTGTGCGGTACTGTATTACCGTATCGCGATATGCAATAAATTTTTCCCACACTATGGTGTCATTCTTAATAACAGGTATGCTGTCAATGGTAGCTATCCGGATAGTGTCACTACCCACCTCAACCTTGAGCCCATTAGCGAGGGCTCTCTTGTAGTGGTACTGAGCTCTCTTAGGAGCTGAGCAGGATAGTAACACACACAATAGAGAAAACCCGATAAGTGTGCGTGATGTTAATCTATTAAGCATATCGGGTGTATTAAAGGTTTTCAAGCATTGCAATCATTCGGGGACATGGATAGATATCACTCTTATCCTTCCTTACTGAGTTGTGGGTGTAGATGCCTGGAGTACCTTTGAAGGCCTCCGTATCAATGGCGAATATCTCTTTTCTGTATGCCTTGGGTATGTTGTAGGTTTCGCATAGGTACACCAATAACTGTCGGGTGCTTTCTATCTGCTCATCCGTATACTTATGCCACAGCACATGACCTTTGAAGGGCTTATCAAGTACCGTAACCTCCGAAGGATCTACCACGCTCTTGACATAGTTGATGTACTTACCATTGACCTGCTTCAATGGGCCCCAATTGCAGACCTCAATACCAACACTTAGCTTGTTAAGGTTCTGATATCTGACCCCATGAGGTGCAAAGTCTTGGTTATCTATGCCAAGGTGATATGCCCAGTTCTTGGAGCTGAAGCATTGTACTATTGTACCCTTGTTTCCAATGACGAAGGCAGTAGCTATCCTGGTATCATTGCTGTTCCAAAATTTAGCAACCCCCACAGCATTGCCATTGCCTGCTGTATGGTGGAGATATATCTGCTTTTTCGTAGCTTCCTCTTGGAAGTATTGGTCATTAGATAGGCGTACCTGTAATATCGTTGTTGTGTCTAATTTGCTCGGCATCGTTCTTGAGTTCTTTAGCTCTGGTTATTAAATTCTTAGCACTCACCCATAGGTCAATGCCCTTGACAGCCTTGTAATTTTCATTAATACTCACCACCTCAATGGATACAAGTACCAAAGATAGCATTTTAGTTAGCATCAATGGCACTGAAAAGAAGGTTAATACTATATCGTTAAGAATAAAATAGTCAATGAGGTAGAACAAAATAACGGTTATCTCATACAGCAACATCTTACTAATCACAGAAGATAGCCTGCGTGAGGTAATTGGTTGCTTGAGTTTACGGGCCTTCCATACTCCTGTGATGGTATCAACGAAGATGGCAAACCCTATCAGGAACATGAGCCCCGTGATAGGCATAAAAAAAGCACTAACCATGCTCAGGTAAATGGGCCATTTAGATTGAAACGCTGTGAGTAGTATGGATAGCTGTGTTCTCACAGTATTAAGATGCTGTTATTGTACCCATTCTCACGGAAGTTACCGCACATCCCTGTGCAAGTCAACTGCCAAGGGGTGATACACTCACATGTTGCGAACATAGGGCGAAGGTCTGTATCTGTATTGAGTGCTGAGATGAAGATAGGGAAGAGGTTTTTGTTAGCTAACAACCAACGTATGAGCCTCTGCTCAAAGAAAGCAGCTTTCTGTGCATAGTGCTCCATACCAAAGGCTACCTCACCACGGGATACGCTTGCTGAGTAGTCACCGTTCTGAGTCTGAAGTCCTTTATTTTTTAGCTGATAGCTCAATCCAAATACAGCATCCTCTGCTGATCTCCATGCAATGACCGGTTGAATAAACTCAACCAGGGTTATCTCATCATTGGTCAAAGTCTGAGCATTGTATGCAGTGAGCAGATGGTTGTAGAATGTGGTTCCAAGGATAGGCTGTATCCTGAGAGCACTCTGAGTAGCTATGTATGGTGTCACATCCGTTACATCCACATTGGCTGTGATGGGTGTGTTGGTCTTGAGGTAGTTTTCAGTTATGAAGTAAAGCATTATACTATAGGTGTTTGAGCTGCAGCTGCAGCATTAGCAGCATTCTGTGTAACATCTCCACCCTCTACCGGAGGCAATGAGGCAAGGGCACGTATCTCATTAATGGTCATAGTCTCAAGTACTTTGGTAGCAACCAATGGACTCAAGGTATTCAATGCATCGTTAGTCTTAGAAGTCTCTCCCTCAAGCTCCACAATAGTCTCATTGATTATTTGGAAGTTATTGATAGTGAAGTGAGCAGGCAGCTTAGCTATTCCAAGGAGCTCATTGAATATGGTCTCAACCTGTGCACGTATTTTTTTAACCACGTTTTTCTCAAATATCACATAAGCCTGCTTAATATCTGAACCACTACCCAAGGAGCCTGTGGTTCTAACACCCATAAGAATAGGGTCGATAGTGTGAGCAAAGCAAATCTGCTCAGTATTGAGGGCAGATGCCTCATGGAATAGCTTATCATTTGCGTTTGTTGGTAGTGCTTCAATCTTTGGAAGTTGGTCCTGGCTATTAGCAAAGAATGCAACCGCCTTACCAGCATTCTGTGCACCCTTCAACCTGTCAATGGTCTCCTTAATCATGTGCTTCTCCTCCTCTGATTGTGGCCTCTTAGGGAACATCATAGCAAAGGATGGGAAAATGCTGTTTTGAATGTTACTTTTTGCGAAGTATGACAGCTCACCGCTTAGAAACGCAAAGTTTAATGCCGATGTATATTGAGGTAACGGATAATAGTCCTGCCCAACTGAATGAACCTCATAACAATAAAGCTGAACCTCATCCTTGCAGGTCATGTGGTAGGGCTTAATCTCTACAACATCCAATCTTTGGCTCCAGTCATTGCTTAAATAGTACTTTTTCTTGCACCGTGATACCCTTACTTTCTCAGGGCTTACGTTGTAGACCTTGACAAGTTTACCTTTCTCATTAAATACAAGCTTAAAGTATATCCGATTGTGCAAAATTAACTGCTGAGTAACCGCTTCAACGGTATGCTTGAGTTTTATCTTACGCTCCCAGGTGTAAAGGTCCACCTTCTCCTGTGCTGTTAGTTTCTCAGCATCTAAGGCATAGCCACCACCGATAACTGCATTGGTTTTGAAGTCAACAATAGCACCGTGCAGTGGTGAACTGAAGTACATTTGATTGAGCACCTCCGGATAAAGGTTGCCCTCTCCAAAGTCTACCCAGTTACCTGCTGTCCATCTACCATTGACGTAGGGTAAAGTTAAGTTACCTCTACCAACAGGTAGGAATGGGGTGCTGAAAGCTTGGTATCCTTCCACTACGGTAGGACCCTGCTCTTGTTTTCTACTAAATATATCGTACCAAGCCATGTCTATGTGTATACTGATGAAGGTGCAGGTCCACTAACTACCATTCTACCCTCCTCAATGACTACACCAGTGGTCTGTGCAATGCTTAACGGAAGGGTGAATGGTCCACTCTTCTCATATATTTGATAGGTGTATTGGCCTACAACAAGGCTGAGGTCAGTGGGCTCTACTAAATTGAATAAATTGTACCGCTCAGGATACGAGGATGCATCTGCAGCAGTGAATAAGATGGGTGTGCTCGTTGTGTTGTATTCGTTTGTAAACACAAAGAGGTAACTCGGGTTTGTCACCGTTGTTACCTCTGTAAGTGTGAGGACTATTTTGTTACTTGAATTTTGAGCTATGTAGATCATCTAAAATATATTGTCAGACCTACCGTAGAATGTTCAAAATTAGAAGTTCACCCCGATAGCTTGAAGAGCTGAAGTGCTCATAGTTACCTCGTAAGCAAGGAACTCATTTTCTGCAACCAGTGTAACGGAATATTTACTACCATCTGCACGGGCTGTACCGGAACCTTCACCTGAAGCAGATAACTGCAAGTAAGGGAAGTACCAATACTTACCGTTAGCATCTTTTACGATGGCAGATAGGTACTGCTGTCCTGATCCCAAGATTTTGATGG